ATATAAAGAAACGCCAGTAAATGTTGAACCGCTAGGAGTAGCCCACGCAAGACCTGTTGCCGCAGTTGAGTCAGCCGTAAGCACTTGACCATTTGTGCCCACCGCTAGGCGAGCAGGTGTGTCCGCAGCGGTTGCTCCAATGAGATCACCCTTAGCATCAACGATAGCGTTTTGAATAGCGTTGCTATCATCCTGAGCTACCCAGCTAAAATCTAAATCTGTATTTGTTGCCTTAGCCAATACCTGTCCTGTAGTTCCGCCTTTTAGGTCTACTAAAGCAGTATCGATATCTTGACCGAGCGCGGCAATAGCGGTAGCGCCATCCTTTACCAGGTCGGTGGATTGAGGAATATCCCATCCAAAGTTAGTGGTCGTGGTTGCCATTACGCTACTGCTCCTATCGCTTCTAGCCAAGTTAGGCTGGTATTAAGTGTGTTCCATGTTTCCGCTGCATTTACCTGCTCCCATTTTACCGCAACCTGAGAGAAACTCACAGGAGAAGCGTTAAATGTTACAGTAAGATTATTAAGGCTTGCTCTGAATGTCCAACCCTCGATATAGCCTTGGAATGACCCGCCTGTGATGTTAGGCGGTAGGTTCTGAATCCAGACTGGCTGACCTAAGAAGATGTTAATTAAGGCATCTCGGTCGGCATCGTCTATCTCAGGGTTTCCAAGTACGAATGTAATGCTCTGGAACTTAGGGTAAGGATTAGCTCGAAGCTCGATGTAACGATCAGCTAGGGATTCAGCATCGATTGTGTTCTTGATTCGAGATGTAAATTGCTCTGCGTATACTCCATAATTCGCTTGGCTAACTAGGTCGGCAGCGGTGTAAGTCTGGTTAGCGTTATTGTCATAATTGATGGTATAGCTATTACGAAGGTCACCAGCTCGAGTCGTAGCAGATAGCCCAAGTCCGTTGGCGTGGTTAGCATCTAAAGTCGTGTACCCATTATTAGCCAGGTAATCCTGACGATGGGTTGAGTCTGCATAGCCGATATTGCCGTTTGCATCTTCATAGAGAACGCCAAAGGCTGAATTAGCGATAGCGGTACAAAGTGAGTAAAGGTCGGTATTGCTGGCAGATCGTGAAATCATGTCGTAATCGCCAGGACGGTCAATCTCACCTAATCCGATATTAACGGCGTTAGCCCAGGTCTCGGTTGGGTCGTAATTAGCCCAAGTTTCAGCCGCTGGCACATCGTTCCAGGAGCCTAATAGGTAACCGTTGAGAAGGGTGTAAATCTGGTCTCCGTCTTGGTCTTGAGACAGTATGCCTTCATCGATAATCTTAGGCAGTTTAGATAAAGCCCCAAGCGCGGTAATCGTGGCAATAGTCGTATAGCCTAGTGATCCAGCGCTATTGACTGTAATCGTAAAGTCTGAAACTAGCCCGCCAAAGATAGGGATATAAGCGCCAACCGAATCTGTAACTTCTACTGTAATCCCAGACCCAACATTGAAGTCATAAGTAGTGTTATTAAAATTGAGCAAGGCAAGTTGGCAATAGCCCGCTACTGGTTGCTGATAGATATCTGTGCGCCCTGAGGTAATGGTCAGGTCGGCTATCGTTACATTGGATAGCTCGACCCCATTGACAATAACCTTGTAATCGGGTGTATATGCGGTCATGGTAGGACTAGCTGACCTGCGCCTAGGGTTCCTCTAGCTTGTGAGCGGTTGAGGACATCTACGATTGTGCGAGCAGTACCTTCAGGGTCGATAGCTCCATTAACTGTAATGTTAGTTTGGCTTGATGATTGAGCTACGCGTGGAACGACTGGTGATGTTACTCGGCTAGGAGTCGGAGTAGATACATTGTCATTACCAAAGAATCCAGAAACGGCTGAAGCGGCTGAGCGGATAGCGTTGATGATGCCAGTAATGCGATCATAAATATTAGATAGGGTTGAGACGAATCCTGCGAAGGTACTGATAACCCCAGAGATAATTTTGCCTAAAGCAGTAAAAGCTGCGCCAAGAACCTTGCCTAAGAATGGCGCTAGGTAATCCTTAGCAAAGTTAAATATAGCTACCATAAAATCATAAAATGGCTGAAGCTGAGTATTATTTTCTTCTAGTGAATTCTTAACTGAATTAAAGGCGTTTCGTAGTCCATTGATGATTGGTTGGATTACCTTCAAGACTGGTTGAAGCTTCTCGCCAAGATTGCTAGTAAAGTTTGAGATGGCTGGTATAACCTGATTGACGATGGTTTCAACCATAGGAGTAATGGCATCTAGAATGAAAGCGCCCAGGGATTCCTTGCCCTCATCGAAAGCAATCTGAAGGCGGGTCATCTTGCCTTGGAATGTATCCGCCTTGGCTGCTGCTTGGTTCTCAAAGGTATCTGCAAGCTTGGCAGTAATTTGCTCCATGCTTAGGGTAGCTAGCTCGGTCTTAGATAAGCCAATACCTAATCTGCCAAGTGATGCGGTGTTGCCTTCTGCCGCTCTTGCCATTGCGTTGGTTACGGCTTCTAGAGACTTACCTGAACCCGCTGCAACATCTATGGCTATAGTCTGAAGCTCTTGAGCCTTCTGAAGATTGCCTGTAGATCGTGCAAGGCGTTCTAAGGACGGTCTGAGCTCGTCATCTGTAACGCCAAAGGCTAATGAGGTCTTGGTGATGTAATCCTCTGTAGCGGCTATCTGTGCCTCGGTTGCCCCTGTTACATTCTTGAGGGTAAGTGCCAACTTCTCTTGAGCGGCTGCATCTGCAATAGCTGACTTAACGCCATCAATTGCCAGCTTGCCAGCATAGGCAACGGCTGCGGCTCCTGCGGCTGCAAAGGCTAAACCAGCCTTTTTACCAAAGTCTGAAACCTTATCGCCGAAGGTAGAAACATCGTTATCGGCTTTGTTGAGATTCTTAGTAAAGTTATCAACATCGGCAAGGAGCTTGAGCGTTAGCGCTCTGGTGCCTGTAGCCATTATGTCCACTCCTTCAGAATCTTATCGAATGAGGCAGTCCATCTAGCAACTATCTCAGGTTGAATCCTGCGAAGCGTTGGATAGATAAACCAGCCTTTAGAGCCACGACCTTCACGCCCTGACCAGACTGGAAACTGCTTAAACTTGTTAGAACCAAACTCAGAACCGCCCCAGATATCCTTGGTGGTTGCCCCACCTGAGAACTTCTGAGAAGCGAATCCGTAAGTAATCTCACCGATACGGCTTGACTTCTTAACTCGCGATCCACTAGCAATACGGCTGGCTACATTACGGCTATTGATTCGTCCAGCGGTCTGAGTCACCTCAGCCTTAGCAAACTCCGCCAATGCTCCCGCTTGGCGTTTAGCTTCATCGTTAGCTTCTGTAGTCATACCTTTAAGCGCCTTAAATACCTGGCGAAGCTCGGTCTGGTCTAGTGCTACTAGCTCACTTGCCATTCCGCTCCTCTAGTACCTCAATCGCGGTTAAGATATCCTCAGCCGTTTTCCAATGATCCATAGGAATCCGAGTAGCGATTGCCAGCTCTACTAGGAGTCGGCTTACGCTTCCTCTTGCATGGCTTTTGGGTTTTCGTCACCGACCTCAAGGTCATTGACTGATTCCATCCATACATCGAGTGGCTTAACTGGCTTGCCCCCTGCATCTCGCTTCATGGCGCTATGCGCTACGAATAAGATATCCCACATTCCGCCAAACTGAGAGATAACCTTTTTAGTAGTCATCTCCCACTTGGCGTAATCTGGCGGGCGAACCTGGTAAGTGGTCTCGGTTCCGTCTATATATTTAATTGTTATGTTCTGTTGCATTGTGTGCTCCCGTTTCTAGTTTTTAGCTAAAGGTTTCTGTAACTGCTCCGTTAGCGATCTTAAATGTAAAGTCTACAGTCTGAGCATCTGTTCCAGCTCCACCAGCAGTAGGAAACTCTGGAAGAATTGGGAACACGAACTGAGCGCCTGTAGCAGCGGTAAGAGTTACTGAGATTGTGGTGTCTGGTGCTTCTGCTGCAGCCCATAGAGCCTCGCATACTGAGCTTGTCTTGCCCCAGTCAGCCAACATTGAAAGGGCAAAAGTACCCTCAACATTTGTTGTCTTGTAAGCCTCTCCATCGAGAGTCTGGTATGTCTCGCGAAGGTTAGTCTTTGTAAGAACTGCTGAAAGAGCCTGTGCTTCGATATCTGTTCCACCTGTGAAAGATAGAGAAATATCGCGACCTGTGATTACTGTGGTTGCCATGTTTATCCTTAATTGGTTTGAGTGTAGTAGGTGGATACTCGGATATCAGCCACTAAGCAATTAGATGGACCGACTTGAGTTACCGTTGGTTTTTCAACCGCTCCGATCGTGTACCCGACTGGGATTACTTTCAGAACACTTATGACGAGCTGCTCGAGATTGTCGAGCGATGCAGGGTTGGAGTTATATGCGACCGCAACCGAGATGACAAGATTAACTTTTGTGTGAAGGGTAGTTTTGCCAATAGTTTCCAATTCAAGATACGGTGAATCTGGAACGCACACGACAAAAGGAACCATAGGCGCCTCTGGCACATAGGCGTAAACATTGCCAGCTACATTGGCGAAAGCTGCGGCTAATGGCGCACGAACTGTATCTAGGATTGTGCTAGGCATTATTGCACCATTGAATCGGTGTCGATGTACGCCCCTAGTAATCCTGAAACGCGATTGAATAAGCTACGACCTAGGCGGTAAGGACTGACCTGTGTAAAGTCCACGCCCTCAATCTGTCCACCTGGAGCGATGCGAGATTGGAATACTTCGACTGATACGGCTAGGACTGCTGACTCAACTGCTGGCACTCCTACATAGGTAGAAGCTCCTGAAAGGGTAGCTAAACCTGATGGGATGACTTTGCGTTCTGTAATGTCTGCATTGGTAATTGCTACGGTAAAGAAACCATTGAACTCTCTGTAAACGCCATCCACGAATACGCGGGAATTAGAATTGACGATAAAAGTATCTACATCGTAATTGCTAGATTCAAGGATCGTAAAAGTACCATTGAAAGGGGAGCCGCATCCTGTGATGACTACACTCTGACCCTCTGAAAAATTGTTATCGCCTAGCACCTGGTAGGTGGCGATATTGTCCTCAAGCTCTACGGCTTGGATTGGTGAAGCGTACTTAACCAGCATAGGCAAGATAACTGCCTCAGCGGTATCAATAACATCTGTTAAATAAGCATCGCTATAAAGGGATGTAGAGACGCCAAGAATCGACCTGAGCTCTGCTACGGTAACTATTGAAGCCATCTCTACATCCTCTCTATTAAACGACTGGGGGAGCGATCGGGAGCAACCGCCCCCCCATGATTAGTTTGTGACTAGGCAACCATGTAACGGTATGCGCCAGCGCCAATCTTTGTTGCGATTGCGCCGTAGCCGTAGTATCCGACCTGTACCTGACCTGTTGAGATGAGGTTTGTTTGGAGTGATAGGCGTGGTGACTCGTACCATGTGTAAGCATCTGGGTTGATGACGATCATTGAGTTATCGCCTGTACCAGAAAGGTTACGAGCTACGCGAAGGTTCAAGCCAAGAAGGTTTCCGCGAACTGCAGTTGCAGTAAGTGTTCCACCTGCGTT